ACACCCGCAATGGGCTGCTTCTTGAGATCGCCGGGGGAAGCGCCAAGTCGGCCCAGAAGGTCGAGGCCGAGATGGTGGTTGTCCTCTCCGGCGTCGGCCGCGAGCACAACTTCATGCTCGCAGGCTCGGGCGTCGGCCACTTCGACCGTCGATTCCTGCACGCCCAGATGCCCGAGTTCGAGGGCTGGCTGCAGTACCCCAACCTTGATGTGGGCGTCATCCGCCGGGCCTTCGCTTTCGCTGGTCGATCCGACCTCGACGCGTTCGGGCAGACCTTCGAGTCGAAGGATGGCAAGCCTCACCGCGGGTTGGCCGATGTGCGTGACCACCTCAACGAGTTCCGCGCCTACTCCGACCTGTTCAACGAGATCCCCAGGGTCGGCGAGTGATGGCCGCGTCAGCGGATCACACCCCCGAACTCTCCCGAGAGGAGTGGAAGCAGCGGATGGTGGCCTTCTTGGAGTCGCGCCACTGCACCATGTTCGGTCGGTCGATGCCCTCCGCGGCGCCGGACGAACGCGAGGACACCGCCGAGTGGTACGCCGAGTTGATCGTGCGAGCGGGGTTGAAGGACTACGGGGACTGACCGATGCCGGTCATGGATGAAGCGGATCGGGAACCCCCCGAGGGGGCCATCGAAACCGCGCTCTGGTGCAACCACTGCATGTTGCCGTCCGCGTGCCGGTGGCCCGTGCAGGTGTACGCCGCTGGTTCCGGCCGTCCCATCGGCAACATGACCGTGGTGATCTGCGTTGACTGCGGCTCCCGACTCAGCGACGAGGGCGATCCCGTCGGGTAGTCCTGGCTACTGTAGAGACAGTTAGATACGATGGGCGCCATGTTGGTTGCCATCGTCCTCGGGTTCATCGTGCTCGGGCTTCTGGCCTTCATGGTGGGCGCCATCGCTCTCGGAGAACGCAATCGCGCCCTCGTGGCGAAGCAGGAGGGCCTGGACCCTGATGTCGGTGAATTGACCGACATCGACCTCTCTGGCAACGGCAGTCTCAGTCCCACCCCAGAGCGTTCTGCTGCCGAGTTCCGTGATGTGAGCCGGGGCCTCTCAGACGCCCTGAATGGCCGTGTGGCGCAATCCGGGTCCCAGGACACCGAGGACGCCTCAGAGGCGCCTCCTGTGGGCGCTGGGTGGGACCTCGTGACCTCTCCGATGACCGAGGTGCCGCCCCTCGGGTTCAATCCGCCGGAACCGGAAGCAGAACCGGAAGTGGACCCGGTGACCAGGCTGCAGCAGGAGGCGGCGGGCAGGCCCCCCGGCGAGTTCAAGAAGTGGAACAAGCAGTGAGTCACAAGATCCCCGACTCCCTCCTCCCCCTCGCCGCCCCGATCGGCGAGCCGCAGTTGCTTGAGGGCAACCCACGCGTGGGCGACATCGACGCCGTGGCCAAGTCTCTCAACCGCTTCGGCCAACGCAAGCCGATCATCGTCCAGCGGTCCAGCAAGCAGGTCATCGCGGGCAACCACACCCTGCAGGCGGCGCGCCGGTTGGGGTGGACCGAAATCGCCGTGTTGTGGACCGACGACGATGAGGCCACCGCCAAGGCGTTCGCCCTCGCTGACAACCGCACCGCCGAGTTGGGCACCTACGACGACGACGCCCTGGCGGCGATGATCGCCGACGTGCTCGAAGCCGACGAGGCGCTCCTTGAGGACGCGTCCTACACGATGGAGGATCTCGAAATCCTCTTGGGTGAGACGGCCGCTCCAACCGAGTTGGAGGAGGCAGGCTCCGAGGACGACGAGGGTCCTGGGGAGAACCCCTTGACGGACCTCAAGCGCAAGGAGGACGCTCCCAGGCGAGCCACCTTGTCGCTGATGGACCGCTTCATGGTGTCGCCGTTCACCGTCCTCAACGCTCGCGAGGGTTGGTGGCAGGACCGCAAGAACGCGTGGATCGGCCTTGGCCTCGAAGGCGAGTTGGGGCGCGATGACAAGCCCCGGACGTGGTACCTCGCCGCTCCCCAGCGTCACCACAACCCTGACCGTCCCTTCGTCGCCGAGGGCGCCGCCGAGGAGAGGAAGCGAGCCGAAGATGAGTGACACCGAGGTCGAGTCCAACGACTCTGAACTCCTCTACGGCGACGGCGCCACATCGATCTTCGACCCCGTGCTGTGCGAGATCGCCTACCGCTGGTTCTGTCCAGCCAAGGGCCTCGTGCTCGACCCCTTCGCTGGGGGGTCGGTGCGCGGCATCGTGGCCGCCAAGTTGGGGCGCCGCTACATCGGCATCGACGTGCGGGCCAATCAGATCGAGGCCAACTACCAGCAGTCCAAGGGCCTCCTCACCGACGGGTTGGGGATCATCCCCGACGTGCCTGAGGCCACCATGCCCGACGTGACGCCGGTCGAGTTCTTGGAGGACCGCGGCGTCTGGCTCAAGCGCGAGGACAAGTACGTCTACGCCGGGGTGCGTGGCGCCAAGGTTCGTACCTGCATGCACTTCATCGCCCAGGCCAAGGAGAAGGGCGTCGGAGTCGTGACCGCCGGTAGCCGCCTGTCGCCACAGGTGAACTTCGTCGCGCAGATCGCGTATGAGATGGGCGTGAAGTGTCGCGTCCACGTTCCGTCCGGTCCACTGACCCCGGAGTTGCTCGCCGCTCGGGCCGCTGGCGCCGCCATCACCCAACATGACTACGGCTACAACTCGGTCATCATCGCTCGCGCCCGAGAGGACGCCCAGGAGCGCGGCTGGATCGAGGTGCCCTACGGCATGGAGTCTCAGGAGGCCGTGGACTACACCAAGCCTCAGGTCGTCAACATCCCCGAGGACGCCAAGCGCCTCGTCAATGCGTGTGGGTCCGGCATGACCCTCGCTGGCATCCTGTGGGGTCTCAAGGAGCAGGGCATCGACATCCCGGTCACGGCCATCTGTGTCGGCCACGTCCCCGAGGAGCGCCTTGATCGCTGGGCACCTGAGGAGTGGCGCGACATGGTGGAGTTGGTCGATGAGGAGTCGGACTACCACGTCCCCGCCGTTCGCACCGACCTCGATGGAGTGGGGCTGGACCCGTACTACGAGGCGAAGTGCCTGCCCTATCTCCGTGAAGGTGACCTCTTGTGGGTCAGCGCCATCCGCCCCTCGGCCGTGCCGGTGATCGCCCCTGATCCCGTCTGGATCGAGGGCGACGGCATGGACGTGATGGACCTCACCGACGAGACGGCCGACATGATCTTCACCTGCCCGCCCTATGGCGACTTGGAGGTCTACTCCGACGATCCTCGCGATCTCTCCACCATGGAGTACCCGGACTTCATCGAGGCGTTCGGCAAGATCATGGCCAACTCAGCCAAGCGCCTCGCCGACGACCGCTTCGCCGTGGTCGTAGTCGGGGACTTCCGTGACAAGAAGGGCTTCTACTACGGCTTCCCCGCCGACACGGTGAAGATCATGGAGGCAGCCGGGCTGCGCCTCTACAACGAAGCGGTGTTGGTGACTCACGCCGCCAGCCTCCCGCTGCGCGCCGGGCGTCAGTTCGACGCCACGCGCAAGTTGGGCAAGACCCACCAGAACCTCCTCGTCTTTGTGAAGGGCGACCCGCGCAAGGCGACTCGGGCTTGCGGCCCTGTGATGGCGATGGACTCATCAGAAGGACCCGGCGAATGACCGATTCACTCCTTGATCGCATCACCAGGGTCAGCGTTGACCTGATCGAGCCATTCCCCGGCAACCCCCGCATCGGGGACGTGGCCGCCATCATGGAATCGCTGGTCGAGAACCAGCAGTTCGCCCCGATCGTGGTGCAGCAGTCCACCGGCTACATCATCTCGGGCAACCACACCTACCGAGCAGCCTGCGAACTCGGCTGGGGCGAGATCGATGTCGTGTACCTCGACGTGGACAACACCCAGGCGAAGCGCATCTTGCTCGCCGCCAACAAGATCGCTGATCGCGGCACCTACGACGAGCGACTCCTGGCCGACCTGCTTTCCGACATCTTGGACGAGAGCGACGCGCTTCTCGAAGGCACCGGCTACACCTCCGACGAAGTGGACGACCTTCTGGCCGCTGCCATCGACTTCGAGATCCCCGAGGAGGACTCGGGCGAAGGTGTCGGTCTCACTGCTGCGGTGCTCGACCGAATCATGCCTCCCGACGAGGACTACGACGACATCGAGGACGAGTCCGACGATCTCATCGAGGGGGCCAGCAATTCTTCAACCCCGGCCCCCACCACCGACACTGTTGGCATCGAGGCGGTCGAGTTCGTGATCTTCCGCTTCGGCGAGTTGCGCGCCAAGGTCCCGCGTCCAACCTACGAGCGGTTCATCAAGGGATGGCTCAAGCAGCACTCCGGCGACCTCGCTCTCGCGGGTATCGCTGCCGCCATCGAACTCGGGGTCGATGAGGACTCGGTGGAACCCGCTGTGGCCCAAGGGGCCGAACGCTGGCTCTAGTGTCATGCCTGTGCCGTAACATGGGTCCATGGATGAGGAGGGCTTGAGTCCCCAGGATGCTCACCGCATCGAGATCATGGAGGGAGTGATCGAGGCCGCTCTCAAGGGGGACATGGATGCCTTCGAGGCCCTCAACTCGGAATGGGAGCGTATCGACCCGCTCAACGAGGACGGCTACCACGTTCGCTTCGGCGAGTTCGGCTCCGCTGAGCAGTACCTAGAGACAGGCTTCTGCCACCACTGCCAACGTGGATGGCAGATCAGCGGCGTTCGGTTCGGCAAGGCCATCCCCGGCATGTCCCAGATGCTCCACATGCAGATCGAGTGTTCTGACTCCGACGACTGCAACTGCTGGGTTCAGCCCGACGAGGGAGTGGACGAGGAGCACCCCTTCGGTTGGGTCTGCTGCCAGCGTTGCGGGCGCGCCGAACCGATCTGCGAGTGCCTGGGTCCCATCACCTGCGGGCCGTGTGCTCTTGCCTGGAAGTCAGCCTCCAAGGGATAGCGTCACACCCCTGGGCTAACGTGTAGAACATGCTCGACTCCCGTCACAGGGTTGTGCTACTATACGTTCAGACGCGAAAGGAGGTGCACCAATGAGCCAGATGTCCATGGGATTCGACCGACACACCGCCCCCCCGGCGACCGCTGCACCACAGATCGCCCTGCGCCCCTATCAGGAGGAGGCGCTGGCGAACATCGCTGATGCCGCGAACCGCGGCGTCAGGCGCCAACTCGGCGTGGCGGCGACCGGCTTGGGCAAGACGATCATCTTCTCGTCCCTCGCCCAGCGCACGGACCGGCCGACCCTGGTGCTCGCTCATCGCGACGAGTTGATCACTCAGGCAGCCGACAAGATGCTGCAGGTCTGGCCCGGCGCCGACATCGGCGTGGTCAAGGCTGAGCGCAACGAGGTGGACCACCAAGTCGTGGTCGCCTCCGTGCAGACGCTCGCTCGGGCTTCTCGCCGAGAGCAGTTGCCCACCGACAAGTTCGGCCTCGTGGTCATCGATGAGGCACATCACGCCAAGGCCATCTCCTACCTCAACATCATCGAGTACCTGCGTGCCGGTGATGAGGACGGCCCCCTCCTCGTTGGAGTGACTGCCACGCCGGACCGCGGCGACGGTAAGGGTCTGAACGAGGTGTTCGATGAGATCACCTTCACCTACGACATGCTCTGGGGCATCCGCTCGGGCTACCTGTCGGACCTGCGAGGGATGCGCGTCACCCTCAACGCGGACTTCTCCAAGGTCAAGAAGGTCCGGGGCGATTACGACTCCGGGCAGTCCGGCCAGATGCTTCACGATGCTGATGCCCCGGCGATGATTGCTGACGCGTGGCTCAAGTACGCCAGCGACCGCAAGACCCTGGTGTTCACCCCGACGGTGGCAACGGCTCTTGAGGTCGAGGCCGAGATGGTCAAGCGTGGAGTTGCCGCTGCCATGGTGTCCGGCGAGACGCCACTCGATGAGCGCCGCGACATCCTGGCGCGCTACGCCGCTGGCGAGATCCGCGTGGTAGCGAACTGCGCCGTGCTCACCGAGGGGTTCGATGATCCCGACACCTCCTGCATCGTCGTGGCTCGCCCGACGCGCAGTCGGGCGCTCTACACCCAGATGATCGGGCGCGGCACGCGCCGCCACCCCGGCAAGACTGATTGCCTCGTCATGGACGTGGTTGGAGCATCGGCCGAGCACTCGCTCGTGACGGTCCCCTCCTTGTTCGGCATCAAGAAGGAGAACCCCTTCGAGAAGGGCGAGATGGCCGTGACCGCGGCCATGGACGAGCAGGTCGAGGACGAGATCAAGCGGGGCGAACTCAAGGCGGCCGAAGCCGACCTGTTCCGCAAGGTCCTTGAGTCCCCGATGGCGTGGATCACCTACAACAACGCCCTGGCCCAGACCTGCTACCAGATCAGCCTGGGGGACCGCGAGAAGGGCAACGTCGTCATCGAGCCGATCCCGGTCGATCTCGCCGACGAGAATCCCGGCCCTCGCCACCACCGCGTTTACCTGCAGTGGGAGGACGGATACGTCCCCCAGGAGTCCGGCATCGAGATCCGATCGGATGGGTCGGGGTTTCGCACCCTCATCGCCAACGTGGACCTTGAGATGGCTCAGGGCGTGGGTGAGGACTTCGTTCGCAAGAACGGCGCCGCTGCCCTGACGGACCGCAACGCCGCATGGCGTCAGCGCCCGCCGACTGAGAAGCAGATCGGTGCCGCCGAGAAGTGGCGCATGCAGATCGACCCAGAGTGGACCGCGGGCGAGTTGAGCGACGCCCTGTCCGCCCACATCGCTGGCAAGAAGGCTCGCTCACGCAACCGGCCCGCTTGGGCTGCCAAGAAGGGACGCAAGTCATGAAGTTCACCGCTGATGCCTCAGCCATCAAGAAGGCCCTCGACCTCATCCGCCCCGGAGATCCGGCCCGTCACGCGCTCCCGCATGACGGCGGCGTGCAGATCGAGGCTCGCGGCAAGAGCGTGGTGGTGCTATCTACCTGCGGCACCTACCAGGGTCGCTGGGAGTCCATCCGGGTCCCAGGCCAAGAGGTCGCCGCCGTCGGCACTGTCGTGCTCCCGTTCGGTCGCTTCAAGCGACTGATGGGGGCCATGAAGGACGAGTCGGTTGAGTTCGACGTGGACGAGAACCACGTCACCATGACCTCGGGCAAGACGGTCGTGACCATCAAGCCGTCCACTGCCGATCGCATGCCCGCCACCCCCATGAAGGGGGCAAGTGCCGTCCAGATCCAACTGCATGGCGGGGCCTTGGCCGAAGCCCTGAGGTTCTCATCTCGCGATGAGAGCCGCCCCGTCCTCAACACCGTGTTCTACGACGGTGGCTCCTACGTCTCCACGGACTCCTACCGACTCTCGGTGGTGGATGTTCCCGAGCACGCCTGGGATGGGGAGTTCATGATCCCACGCAACGCTGCCGAGGCGATGGGGCGCCTGGGTGACCCGAAGTTCTTCACCGCCTGGACCGACCAGACCCACATGTGGGCGGACCACGGTGATGCTCAGGTGGTGACCAGGCTGCGCGAGGGGCAGTTCCCCGGCTACAAGCAACTGATCCCAGAGGGAGGACGCGGCGCAGCGAAGATCACCGAGGAGTTGCGCGACGCCGCTCTCAAGATCCACCGGCTGGCTACTGCCGTTGGGCACGGGTGGGAGTGGGGGACACCCGTCAAGATCACTCAGGCGGATTCCACCAGCGTGGTGCTCACGATCGCCAACGACGAGAACGTCATCGAGATCAAGGCCCTTGGCCAGATCGGCCACACCGTCGGCTTCAACCCGAAGTACCTCGCGGACTTCTTCACCGGCACCAACGTGGACTCGATGTTCGGCCAGGACTCCCTCAAGCCTTGGGGCTTGGAGGAGGCCGCCGACTACTGCTCCGGCGCCAAGCGGATGCGCCTGCTGATGCCGGTGCGGACCTCCTGACGAGAGCGCTCGACATCGCAAGTCGTAGACAGCGCGCCAGCGCTACGCTCGGTACATGTCGGCATGCCTGAGGTGTGACGGCTGCGGCAAGGCTGTGGCCGAGCATGAGGATGACTTCAAGACGTGGTGGCGCCTGACGCGCTACGGCGCCGATTGGATCGAGGAGCCTGGCGCTCCGATGGGTCCGGTGCCCATCTTGTCGATGCACTCGGTGTTCATGACCCCGATGGGCATGGTCGAGATGGACTCGATGCCCGACTTCGAGGACGATGAGGACGACGAGATCGAGTTCGACTCCGAGCCATCGATGGCCGTAGTCCACTTCTGCTCGTCGCGGTGCTTGGCCCAATGGGCCGGACAGGCGGCAGCGCTGGAACCGTGAAGGGCAAGCCCCCACGGCGCAGGCGATGCTGCGCTCCTGGCCAGAGTCTCCGCAAGGGGCGGAGATCGGGGCATCGTCATGACAACCGCCATGACAAGCAACCCCGACCCACGCGCCCCCAGAAGAAGGACTAGGCGTCCTCCACGAACCGGAACATGTGCAGCGAGTAGCGCTGGACGCCCTCGTCGTTGCTTCGCTTGAGGCGGTGCCCGTTGAACTGCTTGAGGTCGCTCTCGCGGAATCCCCAGCCGTCCACCTCGAACTCGGAAGCGGCTTCACGAACCTTGACCATGAAGGCGTCGCCCCAATTGGTGTCGTCCAGGGGGAGAACGATCTCGATGGTCTTGTTCTCGTGGCGCATCCCGACGTACTCCATCCCGCGGAACGTCGGGATCAGCCCGGCGGCATCAGAGCCGCACGAGACGACCGTGGCGTACTGCTCGGGGGTGAGTTCCACGCTGAGGAACAGAACGCCCGACTTCTCGTCGGAGACGTGCAACTCGAAGGAGTCGTAGGGTTCGGCGTTGGAGTGGACTCGCGCGATGCGAACCCTCACGGTTGTGTCGATCTGGCTCTTGGTCATGGTGGTGCCCCTTTCGTCGGCGTCTATCTTGTTCTACAGTAGACCCTACCATGTGGGTATGACGCCATATTGTCCACATGGGGTAAGATGGCGGCATGAGTAACGGTGGCGCACCTTCCAAGTTCAACGAGGACCGCGCCGACAAGTTGTTGCAGGCCGTGCGCGGCGGCAACTACTTGGAGACGGCAGCACGCTACGCGGGCATCTCCTATCCCACGCTGCGTCGCTGGATTCTCAAGGCCGACGACCCCAGCGCTCCGCCCGAGTACGTCGAGTTCAAGGAAGCCTTGGAGAAGGCCCGAGCCGACGCCGAGGTGGCGTCGCTGGCCAAGATCCAGAAGGCAGCCGGAGAGGGCGCCTGGCAGGCGGCCGCCTGGTACTTGGAGCGCTCCTGGCCCGAGCGGTGGGGGCGTCGGGACACCAACCGCGTCGAGTTGGTCGGCGAGGGTGGCGGCCCTGTCAAGGTCGTTGCTGGCATCGAGTTGGACAACGCGTCGATGACTGCCCTTGCTCAGCGTCTCGCCAGCCGCCATGCTGAGGACGAGCGCGAGATCGAGGAGGCTCAGATCATCGAGGAGTACCGCACCGAGTTGGAGTCAGGAGAGCCAACCGCTGTTCCTGACGACATCTCCGGGCTGGACGACCTGGGTGACGACGACCCGTGGCAGGATCGAACCTGATGCCGGGCGGAGCGGGGAAGGCCAAGCGGTCTTGCCCGATGTGCAAGCCCTACAAGTTCGCGGGCAACAGCAAGGAACGGCGTTCGTTTTCTGAACGCCGCCGCCTTGGCCAATCGAGGCGTTTCTCCAAGAAGGTGCAGGCCCATGAGCGGGACTGAGGGCGAGTCAGACTTCGTAGTCATCCCACCTGACCTGCTGGACAAGGCCAGCCCTGAGGAGCGCGAGGCGTACTTCCAGTACCTCCTCGGCCACGTCATCGAGGCCGATGAGTGGGAGCCGTGGATCAGGATGCTGTTCCCATCGACGGCCGACCGGCCGTTCTCCGAGGGCCATCAGAAGTTCTGGGAGTGGGTCTGGGAAGTCGAACCGGGCAAGCGTCCGAAGCCTTGGGTGTCGATCTGGCCTCGTGGCCACGGCAAGTCCACCTCATCGGAGTTGGCCGTGGTCGTGCTCGCCGCCCGCCGCAAGCGCCGCTACGGGATCTACGTCTCTGAGACGCAGGACCAAGCCGATGACCATGTTGCCAACGTCGCCGCCATGCTGGAAGCCGACTCGATCGAGATGGCCTATCCCGACCTCGGCGAGCGCCTCATGGGCAAGTTCGGAACCTCCAAGGGTTGGAGGCGCAACCGCATCCGCACCAAGACGGGGTTCACCCTCGACGCCATGGGCCTCGACTCAGCCGCTCGTGGTGTCAAGTTGGAGGACCAGCGCCCCGACTTCATGGTCTTTGACGACATCGACGGTGAGTTGGATACCGATGAGCGCGTCGAGAAGAAGGTCAAGACGATCACGCGCAAGTTGCTCCCGGCCGGTGCCCAGGACTGCGCCATCTTGATGGTCCAGAACCTCGTGCACGACAACTCGATCTTCGCTCGCCTCGCCGACGGGCGTGCCGATTTCCTGCGCGACCGCATCGTGAGCGGGCCGATCCCGGCCATCTGGGATCTTGAGTATGAGGAGCGCGACGCCAAGTTCGTCATCACGGGCGGCACTCCATCGTGGCCCGAGGGCTTCCCTGTCGATTCCTGCCAACTGCTGATGAATGACATCGGCTTGTCAGCCTTCCTTGCGGAGTGCCAGCACGAGACGAGGCCCGCCGAGGGCGACATCTTCACCCACCTCACCTTCGCTCACGTCAGCCATGATGAGGTCCCCGCCCTGCGTCGCGCCGTCGTGTGGGTTGACCCCGCCGTCACCACCACCGACGCCTCGGACTCGATGGGCATTCAGGTAGATGGCCTCGGGGTGGACGACAAGATTTACCGCCTGTTCTCGTGGGAGAACCGCTCCACGCCGTACCGGGCCATCGCCCTCGCCATCGAGAAGGCGCTTGAGTACGGAGCCGAAACCGTGGGGGTCGAGACGAACCAGGGTGGTGACCTGTGGCGCGTGGTGTACGACCAGGCATGCGAGGACATCCGGCGCGAGCGCGGCGATCTCCACATGAAGATGCCTCGCTACCGCCAGGAGAAGGCGACGGCTGATCTCGGCTCGAAGATCACCCGAGCGGAGCGCATGCTGGTGGACTACGAGCGCGGCTTGTTCGTGCACGTCGAGGGCACCCACCACGCCTTGGAGTTGTCCTTGCGCCGCTTCCCGAAGGTCAAGCCCTTCGACCTCGTGGACGCCGCCTATTGGTCGTGGGCCTACTTGGCTGGACCGCTTCACCGCCGCAAGGCCAAGGTGAGGTCCTCGTCCAAGAAGTACCTCGGGCAAGGCATGGGCATCGCCAACGCCCCCTCGATCGGCTCCTACAACTAGGGCAATCCACCCGAGGGGCGCTTGTGCGCCAACTCCTCGCGGCACTCCTTGCACACCCCGGTGTAGATCCCATTCGGGAGGACGAAGGCCATCTTGTGCAGGGGCCGCTCACAGCGGATGCACTCGATGCAGTCCTCGATCTTGGTGGTGTAGTGAAGCGGGTTCTTCTTCACGCGGATGGCGTGACGAGGCCCAAGCCAGCGATCTCCCATGGGGGCATCCTACTCGATCACCGTGACACTCTATTATGTGGCGCCCCGCGAGAAAGGCCGGGGCGAACCCCGGCCCATCTCGTTCCCCCCGAGTGCCGCCGCACTCAGATCAAGTGACCTGCGCCGTCCAAGCCTTGGTCCACGTCGTGGGGCCGACGATGCCGTCAACAGCCAGACGCTTCTCCTGCTGGAACTTGAGGCACACGCCTCGGCTCTGCTCGCCGAAGTAGCCATCCACGTCGATGGGCCAGCCGCGGTTCTTCATCTGCTGC